GTACAGATTCATCCCATTTATATAATTTATCATCTTCTGGTTTTTCTATTGGAGGAAACCATAAGCAAGTTTCTTCATTCAATATCCAAGACTCATAAGGTTTTGGAGGGATAAAAGCATCTTTTCCAGAATCATAAGAATATCCAATACCCGCATAATTTTTTCTTAATGGAATGCCACCAAGTTTATGAACTCCTCCATAAGTGTTGTATGAGGTTTGAATCCATGTTCCGGGACTTGTATCAATAAATGTATCGAAAAACTCTTTTTCCGCAACAATTACTTGAATAACTTTTCCATCAACAACTTTAGCGTAATGTGCCATAACTATTCCTTATGCTACAAATGATGAAGAACCAGAAGTAAAGGTGTGATATGTATATCCCCCCGAACTTGTAATAGTGCCACCAGTTCCTTTTTGTGGGCCAATATAACGAATAATCACAATTCCTGAACCACCATTAGCACCAGCACCTCCAACATCATCCTGACCATTACCACCACCGCCACCACCAGTATTAGTTGTACCTGCTGTTGGGGCTGTGCCTCTTTTACCTCCAGCACCGCCACCACCAGAACCACCTGAGCCAACAGTTCCAGAAATAAGACCACCACCACCACCACCAGCGTATGTAGTACCTAATGATTGCCAATTTGTTCCTGCACCACCATTACCACCATTTGAAGCCGATCCATTTCCTCCAACTGCGGATGCGCCACCGCCACCGCCACCGCCATATTGTGGTGCAGTTGCACCAGTGCCTCCAGCATTACCTTGCCCAGAAGTGCCTGAACCTCCTGCCGTTCCTGACCCAGCACCACCGCCACCACCGCCACCCCCAGAACCACCACTAGAACCATTTACATTCTTATCACGACCAGGTGAACCACCACCACCACCAGTAGCTGTAAAAGAACTAAATGTCGAATTTGAACCATTTGCGCCAACATTACCACCTGATGCGCCACCAGCACCACCACCACCAATTACTACGCTGTAACTTGTTCCAGTGTTAACAGTTACAGATGATGCTACAAGACCACCAGCACCACCACCGCCAGCTAAACCAGCACCAGCGCCTACGCCACCACCGCCACCACCGCCAGCAACAACTAAATAATCAACGCTGTATGAAGCAACAATTGTTTGATCGTTAATTACGCTAATTGGCAACCATCCTTGTGTTGCATCTATATAAACAAAAGTTATTCCCTCTCGATAGGTATATAAAATTTTATCGCTTGTGCTACCAATTATTTTGTTCCCATTTGGTGCAATTGTTAAATTGTTTGTCGCAAATGTTCCAGCATAATCAACAAATACAATAGTATCTCCGGCAGATGGTGATGCTGGCAATGTAACTGTAAAAGCCGCAGAAGTTGTATTACATGGATAGCCTCTATTAGAAACAGCAGTAAATCCTGATGTTTGAACTGCTTGCCATGTAATTCCACCACCACCGCTTGCTGCTTGCCATGATGCTGTTGTTCCATTAGAAGTTAGAACATATCCATTTGTTCCAATTGCTAATCTTGTTGCACTATTTGTTCCATTACCAAGAATCAAATCACCAGTAGATGTTATTGGTGATAAGGCATTAAAAGCCGCAGATGCTGTTGTTTGTCCTGTTCCGCCATAAGCAATACCCACTGCATTAGTAGGCGTTAAACTAGTTGATGTAAATGCGCCAGTTGATGGATTAAATTGCAATTTAGTACTTGATACATTTTCAGATGTAATCGTTCCTGTTGTTGCACTTGTAAATGTCAAATATCTTGTTGCATTTGTGGTTGTGTCGTCAGAAATTGTTAATCCCGCAGTAGCGGCAGCCCAAGTAAAAGCTGACCCGTTCCATGTCAACGCAGTGCTGGAAACCGTGGGCGCAGTGATGAATGAAGTCGCCCCTGCCCCTGTTTGGTAAGGAATCTGGTTAGCCGTGCCGTTTGCAAGATTAGTCGCTGTGGTAGCGGTTGTCGCTGAAGTCGCAGATGTGGCTGTTGCCGCATTACCGCCAATCGACAACCCAGACGCTGTGCCTGTCAAGCCTGTACCCGCACCACTGAATGATGTGGATGTAAAAACACCCGTGGATGGATTGAATTGCAGTTTGGTAGAACTGACAAACTCAGTTGTCAGATTTCCCGTGGTCTGATTGGCAAACAACGGGTAACGTGTGCCATTAGTGGTTGTGTCATCAGTAACGGTGGCGTAGCTTGATGGGGTTACCCATGTGGGTGCGCTTGAACCATTGGATTGAAGAACTTGACCATTTGTGCCTGTTGACCCATTAACAGCCAAAGTGCTTGTCAACGATAAAGTGGTGAAATATCCAGCGGCTGCGGTTGTCAGACCAATGGACATATTGTTTATTGTTCCAGCAGTTGCTGGGTTAACAGTCAATGTTCCTGTGCCTGTGGGCGCAATAGAAATGCTGTAATTGGCGGGATTCATATTGAATGCGCCATCAAGGGTTAAATTAACCCCGCCGCCACCACCCCACTGCAAAACAGCAGTCCCGCCACTTGTTCTTAAAGAACCACCACCAGACCCAGCCGCATCAAAATTTGTACCTACAAACTTTGTGTTGGCGGTTATTGTTGTGCCAGTGATTGTGTTGGGCGTTGTCCCACCAATTACGGGAGGGGCAGACAAATCCAATGTGCCGCCCAATGTCAAGTTGCCAGAACTGGTAACAGTGCCACTAAGGGAAATCCCTGAGACTGTGCCTGTGCCGCTGACTGATGTGACCGTGCCTGTGGTTGGTGTTGCCCATGAGGGAACGCCAGAGGCCAAGGTCAAGACCTGACCATTTGACCCTGCCGCCAAGAATGTGGTTGTGCTTGGCGCTGATTGGTAGGGCAATGATCCTGATGCCCCGCCAGCCAAATTTGTGGCGGTTGTGGCGCTTGTTGCGCTGGTGGCAGTAGCTGCGTTACCCCCAATGGATAAACCGCTTGCAGTGCCTGTTAGATTCGTTCCAGCGCCACTGAAATAGGTGTTTGCTGTAACTATTGTGCCAGTGACTGCCGCAGCAGTTGAACCGCCAATGGTTGTCCCGTTAATCGTGCCACCAGTGATTGCTACCGAATTGGCGTTTTGGGTGGACATTGTGCCAAGCCCAGAAACTTGCGTGTTTGCAATTGCAATTGGGGTGTTGGTGACTGAGCTGACCTGACCTGATGCATTGGTGACAAACACAGGCACAGCAGAAGCAGAACCATACGTTCCAGCAGTACCCACGGGGGTGATGCTGAAAACTGTGCCAGTTAAAGTTAAACCAGTGCCAGCGGAATATGTTGATGAAACTGAAAAATTTGACCAATTAATGGCGGTAACGCCAAGTGTGCCGCCGGGCTGCGCCGTAGAATACCAAGCCGAATCAGCTTGCGACCCTGAAACAATAAAAATAATTGCGCCAACGTATTCATCCCATGTGTCAGCGCCAACGCTTCGCGTCCAAGGGCCAGATGAAACCACATAGATGCCGTTGTCTGCCGCATTGGTTTGGTTTTTCACCAAAACCGTGTTGCCAGCCACCAATGCAACGGTGTCGACTGTCTGCAATCCTGACAAACTGGCAATATTTACGGTCGATGCGGCATTAGCGGGTTGTTTCCAGCTCAACCCAGCAGCCAAATAGTCCACATATTGCTTGTTGACTATATCGTTTGCACTTGCAGGGGCGCTAGAAATTGTGCCTGTGGTAGTCGCAATATTGGTGAAAACCCCAATAGACGGGGTAATTGCGCCAATTGTGGTGCTGTTTATCGTGCTGTTGGTGATGTTTAAGCCTGATTGATTTGGATCAATCTTGGCAAAAAAAGGCGTACCCGCTGGCCCAATCAGCGTGATTAAATCAAATGTCGGTTCAGGTTCAAATATCCCCTGAACTGGGACAATGTTTATGGTTTGGGTTTTGGCGGCTTCATTTGCCATATCAAACCCTTAATCAGCTTGGCAAGCAGTGATATACAGCGTGTTTGTGCTTGAACTGATGGCTTTAATGTAGAAAGGCGCTTTTGGGGCGGCAATCAACAAAGGGAAAGTCATGGCTGCTGGCAACACAAATGAACCGCTGTTACCTGTGGATGCCACAGTTGGGGTGGTCACTGTATCGGAATTGGACAATTCCACCGCAGCAACGCCAGAACCTGTGTTCAACAGTGAAACATAGTTGGTTTGGTCGTTTGTGGTGGCTTCAATCAACAGCGCGGCACTAGCTGATGTTGTCAAATTTAGGGCGTATGTGCGACCGCTTGGGCGCATTACAGAAGTGTTGACCATGTTTAGTCCCTCAGTAGTTTGATGAATTATAGGCTTACAAATAGAAAAAGCCACCCCTTTTGAGGATGGCTTTCTCACTTATTCCATGCGGTTTATGGCAGGAATGACAGATCGTAACCGTAGATGAAAACATCAGCAGTAGCAGCCGCGCCTTGTGCGGTTGTGTTGCGAATGTAAAGAGGTGTTCCAGTTACTGCATCGGTTGATGTAGCAGCAGTCACAACCACTTTGGCTGCGGAGGTATTACCAGTTAAAGCATAGGCGGTTTTAATCGCTGTACCAGTAGCACCAGCGCCTGTGTACACAGCCAATTGCGCTGTGGTCAAGTCGATAGATGCGTTGGTAACAATGATACTTTGAACAGAAACGCGACCACTAGATAAAACAGTGGCAACAGTGTCTGCGACAGAGTTCAAATTTACGCCTTCAGCAGACGCAATCAAACGCAGGGCTTGGTTGGTCGCTAAGTTGCTTGGGTGGTTTGTGTTTGTTGTTGCTGGTCCGGGATTTGCCATGATATGTTTTCCTTAAATTGTTTGATGAAACGGGGGTGTTTTAAGCCCCCATTAACCTTTAGGCTGCAACGCGGCAGGCAAGTTCTGGGTACAGCGGGGCCCAGCCATACAGCACATCAACGCGAGTCGGGATCGAATCGTTGTTGATGGTGTATTGACGAACCACACGCATTGACAGACCCAATTCCTTATCGCTTGCGCGACCAGCAAAGTGAACGCCATCAGGCAATTCCAAGTCAGCACAGGCCAAAGTGAAAGCATTTTTGTGCATCACGATATTCTGTGGAGACACAGTGCCAGTGTTGTTGAATGGAGTCACAACAGCAGATGCGCTGGTGGAAGCCAAGCTAACGTTCTGGAACTGACCACCAGTAATCACGGCAGGGCTAACGGTCACAGAAGTTGTGCCAGAAGTTGCCACGGTTACAGGTGCGGTCACCACAAAGTTACGCAGGCGGTTGCTGCCGTAGGCTTGACGGTTCTGTGGGTTGACAGCGAAAACGCCAGCAATCGTAATCACATCACCTTGTTTCAAGCCAGCAGTAGCTGTGGCAGCGGTCAGTGCAATGGTGGAAGTTGATGCCCAGCCAGTTGAAATGAAGCCAGTACCAGTGGTGGTAGCGCAAGCCAAGGTAGCGGTTGCATATGAACCGAATGTTTGCGCCACAACGTTCTGATCCATCTTCCAGTTCATGCCTGCCGAGTCGCGACCCATCATGCCTTTGGTGTACTGGCTAGAAATTTTGTCTGAGGGAACAAACAAACCTTTCAAGCTGTCAACAATGGTTGCGCCTGTAAACGGTTCAACGATACATGAACGGCGACCGTCACGGGGTGCGCCCTCGCTGTCCAGATAAGCACCAGCAGTCAGGTAAGTGATCAAACCTGTGGGTGGTGTGCCAGCAGTACCGACAATGTTGGCGGTGTTGTTTTTAGCCATTGTCAGACCGTCAAAGTCGATCTTGTTGGCAATAGCTGCAACAGCAGGCTTCAATACACGGTCACTGAACATATCCAAGGACAAAGCCAAGTCTTGGCTAGTGAACTGGGTATCAACGTGGAACTGTGTGGACAAGGTGACAGGCACTGATGTTTCGTTGAAGTCTTCAACGTTCAAAGCAGGGCCAGTTGTGCCGATGAAACGACCGGGTTTGCGGACGTTCAAAGTTGCACCGATCTTTGCGCCAGTAACGGCGAATTGATCGTCATAGTTTCTTTCGACTTCGCTAGAAAAAGTCAATTCGTTTTCCAAGACCATCAACGCTTCGTTGGTGATCATGCTGATGGTAAGCAGATTGTTGCTCATTTTGTTTCCTTAAAAGAATGGGTTTAGCGAATCTTTCCAGCCAATCGTGCTGCTCTCCAAGCCTGATATGAACCATGAAATTGACCATCGCTGGTCAGGTTTACATCACGCCCGTTAGCTGCTGATCTGATTGGATTGATCGGCGCGGGTGCTTTACTTTTCCCAACAACAGGCTTTGCATCAGTCTTTTCGTACTGCGCTTCCAATCTCCCAATTGCTCTCAAGGCGGCGGTCAAGGTCATGCCTTGCAGTTTTACAGCAAAGTCAGGATTTTCAGCAAGGTGATACAGGATGCGTGGGCCAACATCTGATTCAAAGATCGCATCTCGCACTTCGTTACTTACGGTAACGTCCGTGGAATTAACCATGTCATCAAAGTCTGGCATTTCAGCTTTGGCTGCCTTTACCCGTTGACCCCATGCGTCTATCAGCTTGGAATGTTCGGCGGCGGCTTTGGCCTGCACTTCCTTTTGCTTTTCTTCCTGCAATCGCTGTTCTACACGATAGTCTGTCAACGCCTTGGCGTATTCGTACATATCGCTGAACTGTTCTGGCAAAGGTTCTGATTCAACTACTGGCTCAGCTTTGGGCTGTGTTTTCGCTTCCAGTTCCCTAACCTTTGCTTCCAGACTTTCCCTAGCTTCGCGTTCCCTACGGGCTTCTTCCCGTGCTGCTTCGCGTTGCTTAGTTATTTCTGAAAACCGTCTTTCCAGCTTAGGATTTTGTTTTCGATCCTCTGTTGCTGTCGCTTCGTTCTCTACCTCAGTTGGTTCACTCTGTCCTTGATCAACCTCTTGCGGCTCTGCCTGTTTGACAGCCTCGCTTGGCGCTGGATCAGCTAAACCCATTCTCTTGGCATTAAATTCAGCTAAATTTTCACTTGTCACCACATTGGCGGCAAGTCGTTCTGATACTTCTGACATTGAGTTTCCTCAAAGAATTCACCCAGTTGACCCAACTGGTAAGGTTTTGTGGTTTTTACCACGAAATCATTTTACTGTCAATCATTGCATGGGCGGTTCAAACGACTGTTGCATTGGCGGCTGCATTGGTTCTTGCATTGGCTGCTGTTGCATCGGTTGTTGTTGCGGATTAATCAATGGATTTGCACCCTGCGAAATGTCTTGTTCGGCAAATGATGCTAACTGTTGCTGTTCACCATTCAAGCGGTCAATTTCCATCATTAACTGATCAACTGGCATTCTTGCAATAAGCATTTTGACCAACGCATCAATTTCAGTCTTGTTCTGGCTGGTGATTGCATTGAGATTGGTCTGATTGACTTTGGCTTCGTTGATGGTTTCTGTGTTGTGCGCCCGTGCAGTAACGTCCATGAGTTTGCGCTTGGTTGCGCCCTCCTCGCGGATTTGGGCAACCTGACCACGGTTGTTAATTTCCAACATTGCGGCTTGCAATTGCTGTTGCATTTCTTGCAGTTGTTGCTGGGATTGCGCCAAACGCATCTGGATTTCAGGCGGTATATCTGACTTCTGGTCAATGTTTGCCATTGGGTTCATGGCGGCAAGGCGGTCGGCGATAACGTCTGCACCGGGGAAGTCCATGTTCCTAAACACCAAGTCACCCGCAATATTGAACAATTGTTCGTTGCCTGTCAGCAAAGGCATCATGGCCTCGACTGCTTGCTGGCGCTTGGATTGGAAGCCCGGCCCTGTGTCCATCACCACATCATATTCACCCACAGTCACATCATTCAAAACCTCATTAACTTCGTTCTTTTCGTTAATGGTGGTCATGTCTGGTTGACCGTCTGAACCAATGATCCGCATTACCCGTTGGGTATCGTAGATGTGTGGGATCAAGTCCAACAGGATTTTGCCTGTATGCCTGATTGATCGGGTCATGTTGTCATAGAAGTGGAAATTGCTCAAATCCACCTGATTCTGTTGACCAGCCAATGCTTTGCCAGAAATGTTGCCACTAGGTAATTGGTTGGGATCAAGGATGCCCAGCACCATCTGCAAGTCTGCGGAAATAGCGCCAGCGGCTTCCATGATGCCTTGGGGTGGTGGTTCTGGTTGCAGTCTGGTTGGCACGGGGGCTGGTACGCCCTCAATGTCTTTCTGTTTGTAACGCAGCACAGGGCTTGACTTGATGTTTGCCAGCGCCCATTCGTTTTCGTGTCCCTCGTCCTGACCCTCTGCCAGCAGCCACTTTGCCTTTGGTGCAAGGGCAACCGATTCGGTCATGCTGGTGCGCCAGAAGTTATACATACGCTGTGGGTCTTTGGCAAACCTGACCAGACCGTATTTCTTGCGCTTGTCGTCCACGATAACCTGTGCGCCATAGCAAGGAACAACAGGGATGTACTTGCCAGCCCATGTCTTTTCTTCCAAGATTTCTAGCGCGGTCATCTTGACCCACTTCACTGCCTTGCGGAAGCTGTCGCGTTCATCAACTACGGTCAAGCCAGCGGCCTCAACCCGTTCAAAGAATCGGTCAGAGTCAGCAAATTGGCGTGTGCCATCACTTAGCAAATACAGCTTGGCACGTTCACGTTCAACATAAAAGAATTCAGCAATGCGAATATCTTCTTTGGTGATCCAGCTTGCGGTGTCATCCCCTGTCGACCGTTGTGTGAAGTTAGCACCGTCATCAGCGTTAGGGTAGTAATCCTTGAAAACCTTTTTATCCAGCACTGTGGTGATCAGGCAACGTTCAGCGTCTGACCCATCAGGCAATATTGAATTGGGGTCAAAGTACACGGTGAATGGGTTGTCAATCGTGTCAATGTAGATTTCTTGGTCGAATGAATCTTCGCTGACATAGCGGGTATTGATGCGCCAGTAACCCCAACCCATCCGCACAGCGTAGTCAAAGGCAGTGTCATAGGCAGTGTCAGCGTTTGAATTGACCTCAATGTGGCGAGTCATGCCCTCAATAACTTGGGCAATCTTGTAATCAGCCAAGTTATTCACAGGATGCACCTTGATGCGTGGGCGCTGCATCCGCTGTTGGTTGGTTACCTGTCGCACATAGGCATCAATCTTGTTGATGGTTAGGCAAGGTCGTGCTTCAACGTTTCTGCTGTTCTGAATCTCAACAGGCCATTGGTCGCCAGCAGCAAACTTAATGTCTTGCAATGCTTCAGCCCGATTAGTGGAGTCTGCGTCATTTACCAACCGCCAAAACTCTATGGCTTTGTTGATTCTGTCGTCTTTGCCTGATGCGTCTTGATAAGCCATATTTAGCCCTCTGAATCTGTTACCAAATTATCACACTAACCCATCCAACTGCCAACTGTGGCGGTTTGGGCTTTGGGCTTGCGCTTTGGTGTGTCTTGAATCATCAGGGCAATGTAGCGGAATGCGTCTGCCCCGTGCGAATAATGGTCGTGTAATGGGTTGCGGCTGAATTGCCCTGTGTCTGGATCAACCTCATATCGGTAGTGGCGCAGGCAGTTAATGCCATCTGCGGCGTGTTCCCTATCAAACCAGCAGCTTGGAAATATTGTTCTGGCTGCGTTGATTGAGTCAAGGATTGGCACTTTGGGCAGAATTCGCGTCTTGTAGCCTGCCGCCCTAACGATGTCATCAATTGACCGCCCAGCCGCTGCCAGTGTCTGGTTCTCAGCGTCATGGGGCAGCCATACCGTGTCGTACACATACCCAAAAGTCTGCATGGTCGCCAAGTAATGGGACATGGTTTTCTGACTGTCTTCAATGTAACGAATCAGGCGGGTTTCCATGCCCACAAACTGAAGAAACCAGATTGATGTGCTGTCAGACCAGCCAAGGTCAAAGATTGCGTGGACGGGCTTTGTTGCGTCATAAGGCACACGGGTTAGCCTGCCCTCAATTTCTGCTTGCTGAAGTTCTTTGGCAAAGATAGCACCATCAACCGATTGGCGGCATAAGCCCTCCCAGACTTGGTTGTAGGCTTCTTGGTCGCGGTGCTTTAGTGCGTCCTTTTCCAACCGCAGGGTTTCAGGAAACCAAGGGTTGTCTGACCAGTTGATCTTGATCTGGATGCAGTTATCAGGCGGGTTCACCACAAACCGCTGATAAGTTTCGTCAGTCTCCAACTCAGGATTGAATGAAACCCATATTTCGCTGCCCTGCTTTCGGATGGTAGGGATTAGCACGTTCCAGCTTAATCGGCTGGTGGTCTGGGCTTCTTCCACCCAGCAAATATCCACGCCCTCATATGATTTGATGTTGGCAATGTTGTTCTTCAAACCAGCAAAGGCGAATTCTGTGCCGTTCTTGGCCCTGATGGTGTTCTGGGTGATTTCATAGAAACCCATTAACCCAAGGGATTCGATTTGGTCGCACAGCAGCTTATGAACTGAATCTCTAATGCTGGTTTGGAATTCCCGCGCACATAATATGCGTAGCGGCTCTTTAGCGCCCTTGATCAGCAGCGCCCTAGCAATGCCCCATGACTTAGCGCCACCCCTGCCGCCGTAGGCTACCTTGTAGCGTGATGGCTTAAACAAGCCTTGCAGCTTGATGGGAAATTCAGCATTGGCAATGGCGCGGTCAACATCACTCATTTGGCTTTACAAAAGTAACTTGGATGCCTGTTAACTCTTTGCCATCAGCGCCTGTCATTTCATTCCGCACAGTTTCAGACCAACGCATCTGGCTTTTTGTCCACCAAATCAAGCTGGTCGTATCGCCGGCAACCGCCTTGCTGTAAAGGGTCTTAGCAATTTGCCCGTTGGCTTTTGCCTTGCCCATGTCCAGTTCGTGGCGGTAATATTTCCGCAAAGTCTTGTCATCAATGCCCACCAATACCGCAATGGATTCATGCGGCAAGCCTAACCCACTGCTGGATTCAACCAGTTTGCGGGATTCTGCCGTTGGTTCGTGCGGTTCTTGTGGAATTACTGGCATCTTTTATAAAGGGGAACTCGTTAATATTTAAACAGTTTCGGTTAGTTCTGTCAACAATACGGCTTTCTTGCCTGTAAAGTCTTCCCACCGCTTAACAATCACATCGCAATATTTGGGGTCAAGTTCCATCAGTCTGGCATGGCGGTTTTGCTTTTCACAAGCAATCAATGTGCTACCACTTCCCCCAAAATAATCCAACACAATATTGTTTGGTTTGGTGCTGTTTTTAATTGCACGTTCACTTAACGCTGTTGGCTTTTGTGTGGGGTGGACATATTTGGTGTCTTTGGCAATGTTCCACAAATCAGATTCGTTTTTAATGCTTGGGTCAATTAGGCCATCAAACATAATAAATTCATGCTGATGCCTGTATCCACGGCCTAAACCAAACACATTTTTTGCCCAAACAATACAGGCTTTTGGCTTTAATGCTGTTTGCAAAATGCCATAAAACGCCCAATTGCAGCAAATGTAATAGCTGTTTGGTCTAAATGCCTCAAAGGTTTGCAGCCAATCTTTTATAAATTCTGCAAATTGATCTTCTGGCAGATCGTCATTTTTAATTACATCAAACTTGCCGCTTCTACCGTTAAACGCAACGTTGTATGGGGGGTCGGTAAATACCATGTCCGCACGTTGTCCCATTAACAATTCTTGTACCGCATCCACGCTAGTGCTGTCGCCACACATTAGTCTGTGATTACCCAACTGGTAAATGTCGCCCAGCTTGGTTGTTGGCTCATCAGGCAAGGCAGGAACAGCATCTTCATCTGTTAACCCTTCAACCACTTCTGGCTCAAGCAATGCGTCCAATTCTTTGGGGTCAAAGCCCAGCAATTCCAACGCAAACCCATCTGCCAGCAAGTCATTAAGCTCAATGGTCAACATTTCATTGTCCCAGCCAGCGTTAAGCGCCAGCCTGTTGTCGGCAATGATGTAGGCTTTCTTTTGGGTTTCGGTCAAGTCTGCCAGTTCTATGGTGGGTACTTCTTTATAACCCAGCTTACGCGCAGCCATAAGACGACCATGCCCAGCAATGATGCCGTTGCTTCCGTCCACCAATATTGGGTTAGTCCAGCCAAATTCCTTAATGCTTGCCGCAATTTGTGCCACTTGCTCATCGCTGTGGGTGCGGCTGTTTTTTACATAAGGGATTAGTTCTGTGACTTTCTTTTGGGTGATTTTCACTTTTTAGGCTTTGCTTTTTTGTCTTTCATGGCTTCACGTTTAACCGAATAGCCAATGGCAACCGCCTGCTTAACAGGTTTGCCAGCTTCTATTTCAGCCTTGATGTTAGCTTTCAGCGCCTTGGGTGTCATTGACTTGATCAGCGGCATTTGGTTTCTCCAGTTCGTTTAACCAATATTGACAGTCCTGAATTGCCCCGCCAATCGCATGGAGGTTTAGTTCCAATTGTTTGGCTTGGGCAGTCAGAAACTCAATGCGGCTTTTTATTGATTCAATGTTCAAGCTGCACCATGCACAATGGAAAAGTTGATGATTACAGCTTCAGAATATGAAGTGGCAGTAGTCAAATTTCGCAATGTAATCAAGGCAGAACCAGCAGCCAAATATGAAACATATGTGGTGTAAGCGCCAGCAGCACTACCAGTGGTGTTACTTGAAACACACACGCTGATTGTGTCATTAATAGAAATGGTGCTATTGGTCAAAATGAACGACACTGCGGTGCTACCAGCCAATGCAGCATCATGCATTGTGATGCGACCAGCAGATTTGTTTAAAGTTACACCTGTTGCTTTGCTTGTTAACTGGGTTACTGCGCCTTGTGCGGCTGCTGAATAACCAATTTCGCTAGTGGCATACACGGTTGTGCCAACAACAGTTGATGGTGTGGTTGCGCCAATGGGTGAATTATTTAGCGAACCGCCCGTAATATCTTGATCTTGATAGGCTACGCCAATTGCAATTGAGTTTGACATGATATTTCCTTTAACAGTTCCAGTTTTTGAGAGATGCCTTGGCTCTTTCGGCAGGGCCTTTGGCGTTTTTGACTACCCCTTCCATTCTTGCACAGAAACTGGCTTTTCGACCAGCATCTGCTTTAGTCTTGGGGTTGGGGGCAGGCGGTTTGAGATTTGAATTATTCTTTGCGTTGTATTCAGCACGGCCTTTAGCGGTCATCCCAGCACCCTTTTCTGTTGGGTTGTAGGTTTTACCCTTACCCGTGGTGGTGTGTGGAATGGGCTTGTCGTGCTTCTTCATTTTTTGGCAGTCTTGGCAGATTGTTTGAATGCGGCTGCTGTGGGTGCGCCCTTAGACCCGGGCGTTCTCATGCGTTCAGGTGTTTTACCCGCAGCCTTTTGTTTTTCAATGCGTTCTTGTTTCGCATGAATATTTGCATAAAGTCCAGTTTTTGCCATTATGTTTCCTCCACTACCGCACAAATGTCTGCTTCTTGAATGATCTGATAATCTTGCCCATCGATGTTATGAACAGGCCAGTTCAAATAATCCCCGTTTCCATACTTAATGAAGTCGCCCACCTGTGTCTGATCCACCATTGGCCCAACCGCAACAACTGTTCCCTCGTTGAATGCTTCTTTGTTGTTGACATAGATGATGTCGGACAACTTGCGAACATTGGGGCGAACAACTACACGGTCACGCAAGGGTTTGATCATGTTTTGGCTTTCTTCCGTGCTTTTTTTTCCACGGCGCTTCAACCACCGTATCGGTTTGAATGTCGTACACAGGCAATTTCACCATTGCTGGTTCTGCTTGTTGCACCGCAAAATGCTCACCACACCAATCATTCATATGCCTGTTGATTGTCTGTGGATAACGGCGACAACTGCCCATGATCTGGGCATTCAAAAAGAACTTACAACTCGCGCAGCTTGCCATTACTGGCTACATTTGCGGTCGTGTGTGTAGCAAACGCCGCTAGAACGTCCACCGTCAAATGCTTTGTCTGGGCCTGTCATGTTGGTTTTGGCGGCTGGAATGCCCTTTTTAGCGCTTCCATGCTCACCTGTTTTGTCAGATGCGGCTGGGTTGCCAGACATTGTGGCTTTTGTGCCATAGCCCTTGGGTTCGTTTTTCATCATATTTGCCATGATTTTTCCTTATTCAAGAAAGCGCAGTTTATAAAGGGTTGAATTGATCAAGTCGGCAATTTCATCTACCAAATTTTGCAATTCGCTATCCTGTGGAAGTTCCTCGCGGGATTCTTCCACAAAATCTTTCATGTTTTCCAGATATTTCACGGGGTTTTTTTCTGCGTGAAACTCATCAGGAAAGTTTTTAAGCTGATCATATTTGCCCATATACGCTTCGGCAAATTGGTCAACCAATTCAATAATTTGGACATAGTATTCCCCTAATGCAACGTGCTTTGCATAGCTGGTCGTTGACCAGTGCATAAAATGCGTAACCGTTGAACTGTGCAACAGGTGCGCTACGAATTCGGCTACTTCATCATTCATATTGCCACTATATCAAAAAAAGGGGGGATGCAACACCCCCCCCTAAGACAACTGCGCTTCCATTGTAGGCACAGGAACGTCAGCAGGCCATAACCCTTGCTCGCAAAGTTTTGCCACTGTAAGGGTATGCGCCAAATACCACATCAACTGGCGTTCATCTTTGGTTAAGTCTTTGCCTTGGTCAATTTCAAAATGGCATTTAAGGCACAAGGCAGCCACCAGATTGTCATCAGCTTTGATCCCTCTACCCTTGCCACCGCCCCAATTTGTGTGTGCAGCCTGCACCATTTGACCTGAACCGCAGGCTTGGCAATCAAGTCCCGCTACCAGTTTTAGGAGTTTTTTTGACCTGATGTATTCGTGTTTTTGAAACAATTATTGTCTCCAAGGTTGTAAATCGGTGTTCGTTAGCGCATTCCAGCCTGCGGCGGCGGCTGTTTCCTGTGCTGACTCTGGTTTCTTTGACAATTGTCCATGTCCCGCATTCTGGGCATTTCATTGATGCGACCTGTCTTGCATCCTGTTTGTGGCTTCGCGTGTGCGCCAGATTTCAACTTCCAAACGGTAGCTTTCCAATTCCCACCGCAATGTTTCTTCCTTTTCCACCGCAGCCGCCAACCCTTGGATCAGTTTTTGATATTCAGGGCTTGAATAGGCTTCACGTTCTTGGTGGCTGGCGGCATCAATTCCATTTAGCAGGGCATCCCGCATCAGCATGGCTTTCTTGGATTTGCGGAATTCCTCAAGGTAAACCCTTTGCCCCTTTGCGTCACCATATAGCGGCGCTTTGTCTCTAATGGCTTGTGTGGCTTCTTCTGGTTTCATGTGTATTCCTGTTCAGCCATTTGGCAAAAAATAGAACATTCAATGTTCTGCTCACTTGGATAATGCCCGTCAGTAGGTTTTAATTCATCCAAATAACGGTCTTTGAATACCGTTTGCTTTTTAAATCGTTCAAGTTTTGCCATGCGATCAAAGTAGTTAGGAAAATCTATTTTGATTTTGTTCCAATATCCCATGCCACCTTTAACGCAACCAATACAGTTATTGTTGTGATACCCAAGGCGGTACATTTCTGGCAATTCAATATTGGCATTTTCAAGCATTGCTAAACAATCTTCTTTGGAAAGCCCTTTATCAATTAATGGTGTCCAAATATCCACATCATTGTTGGCATCTATAAACCGATCAAGCCGCGCTTGTTCTTCGGCGGTGTAACCAAATACTTGGCGGTCAGTCTTTTCCTCAAACCTTTGGCGAACCTGTTTTTTTAATGCTCTAGTGCATGGTGCGCCCTTAGGTGTGCGAATGTAGTTTTTTTCAAACACCTTGTAAATTGACCCCTCATAAAAATCATTTCTCAAAATTTGTATTTCTTGACCAAACCAAATTTCACAATCTTTCAAAAACCGTTTGTTGTCAGGATGCTCTTCTGCCACTTCTGTGTAAGCAATGATTAAAGGTAATTTGCCATTGTTTTCAGCAATTGCCAACTTTGTGGCTACGGCGCTTGCCGCCCCACAACTAAACCAACAGACAATTCTCATTTAATCACCCCAATCATTCGTAATGCCGCATCAGGGCTATCTACAACTGCCAATGCGCCCCCTAACCAGCTTCCATGCCACCTTAGCTGGTCTTCAGTCAAAAGTCGCGCAGAAGGCGGTTTACGCCCGTCTTTAATTTCAAGTAAAAGGGTCTGTCCTTGATAGCCCACCAGCAGATCAGGGACACCCTTGCCAACACCAGCCAAAGACTGAACCGTAGCGCCAGCCGCCCGTAACGCCGTAACAATTTGGTCTTGGTTTGCATCAATTTTTGCTGCCCTCATCATTCATCCTTTTTTGTAGGTCTTCAACGGCGGGTTGTCCACGTTTTTTTACTAAGTCGGATAAGGTTCTCTGCCACCATGCCCATGCCTCTGCTTTGCCTTCCTCCATCGCTTTCTTTCTGAACCGCTTGATCCAGTACCTTGCCTCCATCTGGCGCAATGTCTCCTGTATCTCTAAGCGCTTGGTCAATGGCAGATTGGCTAAATTGTTCCCCGTCTTTGACTCGGTCAAGGATTGAGTTGGCGATTTGTCTGTGTTCATTGTTCATATTGCTTTTTCAATTCGGCAAGTTTACGTTTTGCTTCTGCCACAACTTCAGGCGAAACAGGCGTAGGGTTGTAAGTAATTTGCGGTTCATCGCGTGGGATAGCTGGTCCAGCGTTGCAAAAGTCCCTGAACTTGATGGCGCTTGGCACAAACTCTCCATTCAAACGGTCAATGGCGTAATCCAAACTGGGCTGATGGGTCAGAAAGTTACCAAGCTGGCGTTTCCATTCTTGGCGTATCAAGTTAGGGTCGATGCCATCCCAATGGCGGGTAAATGCCGCGCCAAATATGGCACTCATTCTGGCAAAGATGTAATCCAAGCCATCATCAGGATTCAATGAATTTGACATTGTTGCCACCCCCTAAAAGACCGCGAGTTAAGCCAGACATGACCGATTGATTCATTTGCCCTGTTTTGGTTAAGTTGGTGTGCTTTTCTGCAACCCAGTCAGCTTTAAAGCCACGCCAACCCCGTGCCGCACATTCTGCCAATGCTTGTTCAAGTGTCCAGCCTGCTTTGGTGGCTTCGCGCTGGATTGACTTAATCACGGTTTCAGTGATGACTGCTCTGCTGGCTTTTCGTTGGGCAACAAATGAATCCCAAACGCCTGATGAAACGCCGTCAGGCGCTTGTATTCTTATTGGTTTATGGTTAGTGGTTATTGGTTCTTGGTTAGGTGGCGCTTCGTTCACGCTTTGTACACGGTTCGTGCGTTTTTCTCTACGCTTTGCTTCTCTTTCATCAGCAATTCGTTTGTTTGTATCTGCATTTTTGTGGTAATTCAACAATTCTTCAAGAATTCTGTCTTGCACATAGCAGCCCTCCTTGTCCAGCACAAAAAATCGACTTAATACAAATTTCACCGCTTCAATTTCGGCTTCTGTTGATGCCCAAGTCCATTCAATGGCCTGCTCTAATGTTGGAAAAACCTCACGGTCATAGCACGAATCAATAAGAAGCGTGTACGCACCGTGCTGCAACATGGTCAAGCGACCGGCTTTTTTGGCGTAATCGCCAAGATTTCGTTTGTAATAATGCATGAAGCATCTCCGCAAATCTCCCGGAAAAGAAACTTCGGCAGGCGGGGAGTTCGCTTTTCGGTGGGGTAGCTACTCCCCACCTAGCCGTGTTTCAAACAATGTTACATCAATAACAATTGGTCTGGCAAGAATTACCGTAGCAGCAAGTGGTGCAAGTGATCATGCGACCACCAGAACTGTATGTGCTGTAAGTGCAAGATGCCCAAACCATTGTGGTGCTGGCAGCCAACCAAAGGGCAAAAAGTGCTTTTTTCATGTTTTCTCCTGTAAAAACCATTCAGGACGCAAGTCTTTCAACTGGCGTAGGCGTAGTTCAGGCACATTCTTCCACTGGCAAATTGCTGGCTTAGAAATGCCCAAAATCTTGGCAAGCTCACTCTGTGACCCTGCTAGTTTGATAAGTTCTTGTTTAGTCATGGCTTAATTGTAAGCTGGATTAACAGAAAAGCAACATTAGGGTAAATCCCTAGAAAATAATCTGTCTTAACTGTTGACATGGTGTTAAGTTGGCTTAATAATACACCCATGCCCCAGCAATTTCGCATAGGGTCTTTAAGGAAACAAAATGAAAATTGTAGAAATTTATTGCCAAGAGGAAAAATTTAATCCTCGCCTTAATTGCACAGTACCCGGCGCTTGGGTTGCTGTTTATGAAAATGGCATAGAAGTAGCCATTTGCCGCAACTATCAGGCTTCTAATAGCAAAGAAGCATTGTCAATCTTAAAACAACAGGTGACTAATCATGTTTGACATTGAACACTACAAAAAACCAACTGATTGGGCGCAAGTCGCCCTTTACTTGGTATCCATAGCTGCCATCGTGGTGGTTGCCCTTGACGTTTTTATTTGGAGGGCATCATGCTAAACGATGGCGACCACGGCGAATTTACCACCTACCTAATTTGGGATGAAGTCCATGTCGAATGGACATGGTGCGAGGGTGACGATTGGGAATGCGATGGATTCTTTGACATTTTTGTCAGCAAAGATGGCATCGACATTACCTATGACATGCCCAAAATGCACTTCCAATGGATTGAACAAGAAGTCAAGGAAATTGCAGGCTATATGCCCCCAAGCCGCCAGCGTGTGGCGCAGGCAATCAACGGTTATCTTAACAAAACTTTTTAAGGAATCAAAATGAAATACGCACTTTTACTTTTGGCCTTGGTGGGTTGCGCCAGCCAGCAGCCAGCGCCTGTTTACAACTTACGACCTGAACCGCCTGTGGTAGTAGCCAACACCACACAGGAATTGGTGATGGATAAGCAAATCCAACCGATGGGTAGAAATGAAGTCATTGACGGGGTTAAGCAATGCGAGTCCGCAGGGCTTCGCGCTGTACCCATCTACGCAAAACGCAAGATCAATGGCTACACGGTGGAAACCGTTGTGGAAGTGACTTGTGGCCCACGTTACGCATACTAAGGAGACAACATGAAACAAATTGCAACCGCACTGGTCAAAGCACAGAAAGCCTTTGGCCCAGCCCTGAAGTCCAGCACCAACCCGCATTTCAAGTCGCGCTACGCTGACCTGTCTGCCTGCGTGGAAGCTGTAATTACAGGCTTAAATGACAACGGTATAGCCCTGATTCAGAAATGCTATGACTGCGCCACAGGCGTAATGGTGGAAACCATGTTTGTCCACGAATCTGGCGAAATGCTGGAATGCGGCATTCTTCACGTTCCCGCAAGCAAACAAGACCCACAGGGCTACGGTTCGGCATTGACCTATGCCAGACGCTATTCCCTGATGGCTGCTTGCGGCATTGCCCCAGAAGATGATGACGGTAACAGCGCCAGCCGCAAGACTGAGATTAAGTCCACTGTTAATGAAAGCCAAGTAGCTGACCTGATGGCAGCAATGGATGAAACCATCACATTGGAAGAACTCCAAAAAACCTACAAAGCCGCCTACGCTGCCGCTAATGGCGACCCAGCATGGCAGAAAAAAGTCATTGCGCGTAAGGATGCCAAGAAAACACAGTTGGAGGCCAAATGAAATACGAAATATCCCTTGAAACTTTAATGCTTGCAAAACAAGCAATTGAAGAACTATTGGAGTTTCACAAAGCCACTGCCGTAAAAGATATGGGCGTTTTCAATATGACCTCTGATATGCGAAAACGTGCTTACACAGCCGCCAGCCAAATTGAATTGGCAACATTTATTCTTTTAAAACAAACTGTGGAGATTAAAGATGGAACAAGGAACAATTGAATGGTTTGCTGCACGGTGCGGAAAAGTTACCGCCAGCCGCGTGGCAGACATTATTGCCAAGACCAAAACAGGTTACAGCACCAGCAGAGAAAACTATCTTGCCCAGATTGTGTGTGAACGCATGACAGGCAAACCCGCAGAGTCATACAGCAATGCGGCAATGGCTTGGGGTACTGAACAAGAACCTTTTGCCCGTGCCGCCTATGAGTCCGCTAAAGACGTTTTAGTTGAAGAAGTAGGGTTTGTGTTGCATCCCAACATTTCAGAGGCTGGTGCGTCCCCTGATGGCCTTGTTGGGTTGTTTGGATTGGTGGAGATTAAATGCCCCAACACCGCTACCCACATCAGCACATTACTAGATCAGAAAGTGCCTGAAAAATACAACACCCAGATGCAATGGCAAATGGCTTGCACAGAACGCCATTGGTGCGACTTTGTAAGTTTTGATCCACGCATGGCAGAGGGCTTGCAATTGTTTATCAAACGGGTTGAATTTGACCCACTTTATGTAGCTAGCCTTGAAAAAGAAGTTTTAAATTTCTTATTTGATGTTGAATACAAAATCACCCAACTTAACAAACTGAAAGACTGACATGAAAAAATTTAAAAATATTGTTGTTATCACTGGCACTTACAAAACCCGCGAGGGACAAGAAAAGAAACGCTACCAAACCATTGGGTCAGTGTTTTTAGATGACAACGACAACCTAAAAATTAAAATAGATTCAATACCTATTGTTGATGGCGGTTGGACGGGCTGGGCAAACTGCTATGAATTGGAAGAAAGGGAAGCGCCCAAAGCACCCAAAGGCGGTTTTGAAGATATGGACGACAAAATTCCCTTTTAAGGAATAACCATGCTGCATCCAAGAGTCAGAAACACCGACCCTTTGACCAGTTGGCAGGCAGCAGGGTCTGCAAAAGACCTTGCCAGCCGCCACGCCCAAATTATTGTGGATTGTTTGACCAAACACGGCGCATTGGGCAAAGATGGCATTGCCGCCCAAACAGGTCTGGAATCCATGCAAGTTGCCAGACGGTTGCACGAACTGGAACGCGATGGCGAAATCTGTTTGACAGGTAAAGTGGTCAAATCCAAGTCAGGGCGCATGGAACGCGAATGGAAAATTACACCAATGCAAAGGGAATTAATATGATTCGCAAGCGCCAGATTGAAGATGAAAAAGAAATCATGTATTTGAAACAAAGTGCCGAAACAGCGTATTTGATTGGTTGGAATGATTCATTAGAAATGGCAGCAATCAAGATTGAAAATAAATTTGTTAAGGCGTTTGGTAAGGATACGCTGTCCAGCATTGCAATTTATCTTAGGAGTCTTCAAAAATGATTGAAGTATTTAAACAAATCATAGATGATGTTTGCTCTAAGGAAAAAAATTGCGTTGGCTGATTCTTTTGGCAGTATCTGTAAGCTGGAATCCCAAACCACCCAGCACTGCCGATTTAATCTATAAAGCTAAAATGCAGTCTGTCAGCAAAGTATGTGATAAGCCTCGCAAAAGCAAAAACATCAAACAGATTTGCAAACGCTGGGAACGACAAAGGGGGTCAATATGATTGCCATAATAATTGCAATGTTAATCGGCGCGGTAATAGGCATAGGCGGCATTGTTTTGCTGCTGTACCTTTTTGCAGATTAAACGTTGCGTTCAAAGTGTGGGCAATCCACCAGATTAGAAAAATGTCCACCCCAGCGATTCTTAGGATGCAGGCTTTCCCAATAAATGCCCAGCGGTTCAATGGTGGCCTTGTCCCAAATGATCTTGCCATCTTTGAAAAAGTTCAGGTCAATGGCGCAGCGCTTTAGGTGAACAGATTTCATGGTCTTGGATCGACCTGTTTTAAAGTAAATGGCTTGTTGTTCTGGTGTGCGGGATAGTTCCCCACCAGTGACCATAAAACCCTGCTCTGTGGCGTACTGGATCAGTTTGCAGGCATCTAGTAGGAATGCGGCTTGTTCAGTGCTTAAACTCATTTTTGTTCTCCATCTATTTCACCGTGCGACAGTTTCACACC